CGTCGTCGGCCGCATCCAGTGCGGCAACACGATCAGCCTCGGCGATGTCCTGCAGCTGGTCCAGTGCTTGCTCGAGAACCGAGCGCATGCGGGCATCGATGCGGGCGTTGTCGCTCGTGATCAACGCGACGGTCTCGATCAGCTGTTCATTGGCAAGGCCGCTGCGTGCGTACGGCATGGCCGCCAACACACGGGCCTGCATCGGGTCACGCATGGCCAGGTGCACCAGTGACTGCGGCGGCGCCATAGGGGCCAGGGCCTGGGCCAGGACTGGCGGGAGGTGAGCGTTCATCGGATTCCCCTTCATTGCGCCTGGGTGGCGCGTTGGGGGGATATTAGGGAATCCTTACTATCGTGTCAATAGGTATTCCTAACTTCATGCGAAAATATTTCCACGCTACCAATTCCGGGGCGTGAAAAAGCCCGCGCTTGGCGGGCTTGGAGGGCGAGATGAAGATGACTACGGAGCGGGCGGCCTATCTGGTGCGTCTGCACTTAATTGGTCCCGGTAACGCTGCAGCGCAGCCCGAACATCAGGCCTCATTGTTTGCCCGTCTGCGCGAGAAGCATCTTCGAGTTGGAACGCGGCCACCACCATATCCACCGTCTCACGCAAAGCGGCGCGGTCGCGGGCAGCCTCAATGAGTGCGATCACTACGATCTTGAGTGCCTGCAGCTCTGCGTCATTGTTCACAGGATTACCCGCCAACCGTGCCGTAGAAGATGTCGGCCAACCCACTCCAGAACGACAGGCCGATGAAGCCGCCCGCGATCGCGTAGACCAGCCAGCGGTACCAGCGGGGTTCGTTTTGCAGGTCACTCATTTTCATGGTGCAACGCGGCGCGTCTGAGGCGCAAAAGAAAGGAAGATCATGCGGTTACCGCTGGGCTACTTGTGGACACTGGTCAAGGTGAGCGGGGAAAATCGTCGAAGTAGGCAAGAGTCAGTATGGACGGCCGCCCGACGAGAACGGGCAAGTCGTAGCGACCTCCTCTTAGAACTGTGTGAATGCGTGCATCACCAGTGGTTTCGACTATGCCAAGCACTACGCCGATGGGCTGGGGCCAGTCAGAAATCGTATCTCCCACCGATGCACTATGCACACGACCGTTGTGCTCAAAGCGAATCGAGCATGGCCGCGCAGTCGGATGCGCAAGCGGGTAGGTAGTTGCCATTTGCACGAAGGCGCCATAGGCGCGCTCGGCTTGCGCCTGATCGGCGGCATATGGCACGAAGAATTTCATTGGCTTACTCGGCCGGGATGCCGTCAGGGTCGCAATGCATCGAGGATGTTCCTGTCGATCCATCGCGCCATACGATGCAACGCTGGATCTCGACGACTCCGACCCCGTAGCGATCTACCGGCAGCCGAATCTCGACCAGATTGCCATGCGGCGTAGCCCACCCCCTTGTTGTTGGGCCGGCCTGCAATTGCCGCTGCGCATTCTCATCAAGCGCGGACCTTTGCGCACGCCGATCGGCTGACTCCTTGACCGTGCGCGTCTTGGCGGCATCCCAGGCCCATGCAGCCACTACGACAGCGACAATGGCGGCAACGATCCAGTAACTCTTCTCGCTGCGCATGGGAGGTCAAAACAGCTTCGATTGCACGAGGTACAGGCGAGGGGCTACCCCTCGGTCCCGTTTCCCTTCAAGGACTTCCTCTCCTGGGCCTCGATCTCGTCCATCATGCGCGTCTGGACGGCCCCCTTCGCGAAAACGCTCAGGGCTTCATATCTTTCTTCGTCAACCAGTTCGAAGCGCCACTCCGTTTCTGCGCTCTTTGATCCGACGCCGAAGCAGAGCCAGTTTGCGCTGACTTTGCACAGCTTCGCGGCCGTCAGCAAGTTGCTTGCTTCCATCGACTTGGATTTGCCGGAAAGCCAGTCGCTCACCGAAGGTGGTTTTACCTTGCACGCCCGAGCCAAGTCCGCGGCGCTCACAGGCGGCGGTCCCCGCATGGCCTCTGCTAGTCGTTCTGCGAGCGTCGTTTTCATTAGCGCAGACTAATGCAGCTCTTGTAAGGATTCCCTATTGACAATGATCTAAGGAATACCTAACATGCCGCCATGACTGATAAAGAAATCATTGAGATGCTGGGCGGAGTCACGGCTGTGGCTCGAATGCTCGACATCAAGCCGCCGAGCGTGCACGGTTGGCTTGAGACCGGAATTCCAGAAGGTCGACTTCGAGACTTGGCGGCCCAGATTGAGATCCGCTCCGAAGGGCGGTTTACTCGAAAGCAACGGTGGCCGGAGAAGTATGGGTTCTACTGGCCCGAGCTGATCGGCGCCGAGGGCGCGCCGGCCGTGCCCGCATCCGAAGCGAAAGCGGCAGCCTGATATGGGACAGCCCTCACGCCCCCCGATGCTGACCCCTTGGGGAAAGTGCACTGAGCCGGTCAAGACCACTATCCCGGCCGAGACCGATCGGCTGCTTCGCATGCACGCCGCGCACACCGGCTCGACCGAGGCCGAGATCGTGCGAAACATGCTGATCGAGAAGTTCCATGGCGCCGACATGGCCGAAGCGTCGCTCGTCGAGCACTTCCGGTCAACGGTCAGAACTGGGGCAGGAAAGGCCGAGGTGTCATGAGCGCAAACACCAAAATCGAATGGGCCGACCACACGTTTAATCCGTGGGAGGGTTGCCAGAAGGTCGGCCCGGGCTGCGACCACTGCTACGCGGAGCACCGAAATGCACGGTTCGCCGGCGGCCAGGCCATCAATTGGGGGCCGGGTGCGCCACGCCGGCGCACAAGCGAGGCGAACTGGCGCAAGCCGCTGGCCTGGAACGCGAACCACGAGGCATTCCTCGCCGCGCACGGGCGACGGCAGCGCGTGTTCTGCGCGTCCCTGGCCGACGTGTTCGACAACGCGGTGGACCGCGAATGGCGCGATGACCTGGCCACGGTGATCCTGAGCACACCGAACCTCGACTGGCTGCTGCTCACGAAACGGATCGGCAACGCCGGCGAGATGCTTGGCGAGATGTTCCTTGACGGCCCGCCGGACAACCTGTGGCTGGGCGCCACAATCGTCAATCCGGAAGAAGCCGACCGCGACATCACGAAGCTGCTGGCGGTGCCGGCGCGCGTGCGGTTCCTGAGTATGGAGCCGTTGCTCGGGCCAGTGGATCTCGGGTTGATGTGCGAAAACTGGTCCGACGACATCGTGATGGACCCGGAAACCGGCGCCCGTGAGTGCTGCAAGAAGTGCGACTACACCGGTGTCGGCAACGCTATTGACTGGGTCATCGTCGGCGGCGAGAGCGGCCCCAACGCCCGCCCGATGCATCCCGACTGGGCACGCAGCCTGCGCGACCAGTGCCAGGCCGCCGGCGTGCCGTTCATGTTTAAGCAGTGGGGCGAATATGGGCCGGCGTCTGAAGGTTTCGCGCGCAATGGCGACGTAGTCCATGAGTATGGCGTCTGGTCGGTGCGCATGGGCAAGAAAGCCGCCGGCCGCATGCTCGATGGCCGCACCTGGGATGGGGTTCCGTCATGAGCGCCGGCCAGTTCCACCGCCCCAAACCGGCGCAGATCGTCAACGCCTTCGGCCGCATCCATGAGGACACGCCAACCGTGTTCGCCACCAAGCAGGAGCTGGGCCGAGCCAAGGCGCACCAGTCGCTGACCATGACCGAGAAGGGTCAGGCTGCGATCGCGGAGTCGAACCGGCGCCTGGATGTGTACGTGAAGCGGCGCAAGGGGGCCTCGAGATGACCGCCATCACCAGGCCCGCGCTGCGGTACCACGGTGGCAAGTTTCGGCTGGCTCCGTGGATACAGCAGTTCTTCCCGCCGCATGGATGCTATGTGGAGCCGTTCGGCGGCGCCGCTGGCGTGCTGCTGCGCAAGGCTCGGGTGTACGCCGAGGTCTACAACGACCTGGATGGCGACATCGTGAACTTCTTTCGCGTCCTGCGAGATCCGGTGTTGCGTGAAGATCTGATTCAGGCCTGCCGGTTGACGCCGTACGCGCGCGATGAATTTGACCTGGCCTACGAACACACCGATGACCAGCTCGAGCGCGCCAGGCGCACATGCATTCGCGCCGCGATGGGCTTCGGATCCGCTGGCGCCACCAAGGCCACGACCGGGTTCCGCACAGACACGCGCCGGAAGTACGGCACGGCGCAGCACAACTGGGCCGATTACCCGGACGCGCTGGGTGCAATTGGCGAACGCTTCTCCGGCGTGCTGATCGAGAACCGCGACGCGATCGCAGTGATGCGGGACCACGACGGCCACGACACGCTGCATTTCGTCGATCCGCCGTACGTGCACGCCACAAGGCACATGCGCAACAAGGGTGTGTACAGGCACGAACTGGATGACGTCGGCCAAGGCCAGCTGCTCGACGCGCTGCTCGAGCTGGATGGCATGGTGGTGCTGAGCGGGTATCCGGGCACGTTCTACGACGACCGCCTGGCTGGCTGGGAGACGTTCACGACCGCGGCGCGGATCTCTGGTGGCCGTGGCACATCTGTGCGCACCGAGGTCGTGTGGATCAACCCAGCCTGCAGCGCCGCTCTGCAGCGATCGCGGCGTGATCTGTTCGCGGAGGTGTCGGCGTGAACTACTACGAGCACCACGTGGGGGCTACCATTGCATCCCCTCAATCAACAAGGAGCAGCAATGCCAGAAAAAGATGTCCTGGTTATCACGCCCAGGCCGCAGATCTCAGTTCACATTTCAGAGCACGGCGACGTAGTCATCACAGTTTCCTCGATGTCGGACGACATGCAAAGGGTGGAGATCAACGACGTGACATTTCCGAGAGAGTGCGCCTCGGAGGTAGGGAACGCGTTGCTGGGTCTAGCTGCGCAAAACTAGCGGTTGATACGGCGCACCCCTGCAATGGGGGTGCGTCATGAGGGATTACGCCAAGCTGGCGCCGACTTTCTGGACCGGCGACACCGGCAAAGCACTGCGCCGAAGGGGCTCCGAAGGGGTCATCGTGGCTCTGTATCTGGTGAGCGCGCCTGGCTCCAACATGCTCGGGCTGTACTACCAGCCACTTTTGTACATGGCCCACGAGACTGGGCTTGGCACGGAAGGGGCATCCAAGGGGCTTCAGGACTGTATCGAATGCGGATTCTGCAGCTATGACGCAGACACTGAAATGGTGTTTGTTCACGAGATGGCGGCGTGGCAGATTTCCGATGAACTCAAGGCGACAGACAAGCGTTGTCAGGGCATCCAGAAGGACTATGACGCCTTGCCACGGTGCCCGTTCCTCGAGGCGTGGTTCACGCGGTACGCTGATGCCTTCCACCTGACCCGCAAGCGATCAAATTCCGCAGATATCCCGCAATCTTTTCAAGCCCCTTCGAAGCCCCTTCGAAGCCAGGAGCAGGAGCAGGAGCAGGAGCAGGAGCAGGAGCAGGAGCAGGAGCAGGATTCAATACCACCTGCTGCCGCAGGTTGTCCGATCGAGCCTTCGGCCGATGCGGACCTGACCGGAGAGCCGCCACCACAGCCAGGACTTCCGGACTGCCCACATCGCGAGTTGCTGCGGCTGTGGGGAAAGCACCTGCCACAGCTCACTCAGCCCAGGGTGTGGGAGGGAAACCGGCGCGACGTCATGCGCCATCGTTGGCAACAGGCCGCCAAACCCAGCGCGTACAGCCCCAAGGGTTACGCCACCGAGGCCGACGGCATCGCCTGGTGGGACTCGTTTTTCGACTACATCGCCAATGACACCCGGCTACCGCATGGGTTCGGTGACAACCGCAACTGGCGCCCCGATCTGGAGTGGGTTTGCAAGGCCGCCAACTTCCAAAAAATCATCGATGGGAAGTACGACAAATGACCTTCGCCAAGCCCGATAAGTCGTTGGCTGATGCCATCCCGCACACCCCGGTCGTGCGCACCTACCGATGCTCCGGCCACGGCTGCCCGATGCCCGGTGCGATATTCGACAACCCGGGGCAGCTCACTGGCGTTTGCGCCTACCACTACGCTGCCAACCCGAGCGACTGGCCACGCATCACGCAGGCCTTGACCGACTGGGCCTGTGTCACCGACGAGATCAACGCCTGTCGGCAGATCCACACCGACCCAGAGACGGCCACCAGTCCGGGCACGATAGCCCGCCAGTTCGAAGCTGCCGTGGCCAGGCTCGAACCACTGGTCGGCACCTGGTGGGACCAGCTCAAGCCGCAGCCGGGACGCGGCGGTCGCATGGACGACTACCGATCGTGGGGCCTGCGCTTGGATCGCTTCATCGGCGCCAGGGTGCAGGCCGTCACCGTCACACCTCGCAGGAGAGCAGCATGACCGCCGAAGACGACCTTCGCAGCCCAAACCCGGACGAGACCGAGCTGTCGACGCTCGAGGTGCGCCAGGGGCTCAGGGACGGCAGCATCCCGCCTGGACCGCGCGCGCGTGCCCGAGCGTTTGCCGATGCGTGGGTGTGGGAGCGCCGGCGGGTCGAAGTACACGACTTTTACCGGGAGACAACAACGTGATCGTCCTTGCCCTTCCATACCCGTTGTCGGCCAACCGCTACTGGCGCCCGGTGCGCATCGGCAACCACATCACCATCGTGCCGACCAAGGAGGCCAAGGGGTACCGCACTGCGGCCGCATGGTGCATCAAGTCGGCCGGCATCAAGACCCCTATCACCGGCCGCGTCGCGATCGATGTGAAGCTCTACCCCAACCGCCCGCAGGACTGGAAGAAGCGCCAGCGCGAGCATGGCGCCGCGTGGGATGACACCGTTATGTGCATCGACCTGGACAACGCGAACAAGGTGTTGTTGGACGCCATCAAGGGCGTGGCCATCGAGGATGACAAGTGGGTGCGCCGGCTCACGTGCGAGCGCATGGAGCCCGACGCCGCGGGCGCGCGCGTGGTGATCACCATCACCCAAATTGCCACCGAACAGCCGCAGGAATCGCTGGCGTTGGAGGCTGCGTGATGCTGGTTCTGCGCCCCCAGGGCCGCGGCAACTGGGCGCCGACTCGCATCGTCATCGACGGGGCCCGGATCGGCCCAATGACGTTTCGCGCCGGCCAGCTGCTGCCCCTTGGGGGTATCGTGTTTCGGATCGTGATGGTGCTTCCGTGAAACCACCAGAGCCTATGCGCAAGATCGGGCGCACGATTACCGCGATGACGGCCCAGCGCATGTGCATCGACAAGAAGCGGTTCGCCAGCAAGAACGAGGCTCGCGACTTCGCCATTCGCGGTCAGAAGCTTTACGGCAACGCATCGACCACTCCCTACAAGTGCCCGGTGTGCTTCAAGTGGCACCTGTCATCGCTCAATCACACCGAAGGCAACAAGGCCCGGCGCCGCGCGCTGTCCCACAAGCCATGACCGCTGCGATCAACACCAAACCGCCCATCGGCATGCTGCGCTTCACGCCGCGGCCGATCGACGTTGAGTCCATCCCGATCGGTGCAGTGGTGCGAACCACATTGGGGCAACTGGCGCGTGTCACCGGGTACCGTGGCCGGCGGCGCCAACATCGCGAATACCTGGTGCTGCGCTACTTGACGCCGCGCAACCGTGCCTTTGCCGTGGTGCTGTTGTTGCCCGAGCTGGTGGAGGTGGTCGATGGGTAGGCCGAGCAGCTACACCGATGCCGTTGCCATGCGCATTTGCACGCGGCTGGCCAACGGCGAGAGTCTGCGCACGATATGCCTGGATGCGGACATGCCGGACCGAGGGACGGTGATCTATTGGCTGGCGCAAGAATGCAACGCCGAATTCGCCCGCCAGTACGCGCGCGCGCGGGAGGCGCAGGCCGACCACTATGCCGACGAGATCATCGAGATCAGCAACACGCCGGTGATCGGCAAGAAGACCAAGAAGACGGGCAAGGTCACAGAGGTCACCACGGGCGACATGATCGAGCATCGCCGGCTGCAGGTCGATGCGCGCAAGTGGTACGCCGAAAAGGTGGCACCCAAGAAATACGGCACGCGCGCAGCCCTGGAGCACACCGGCCGCGACGGCAAGGACCTGCCGGCGACCACGACAACGGTGCAGGCTGGTGTGCTGGTGGTGCCGGGGGTCATGCAGGATCCGGATGCCTGGACGAAACTCGTGAAGGACAATGGGCAATGACGGATCCAGCGCAGCCTTTCCCGGCACCCGCAGACCTGCAGGCGCAGGTGCCTGAGACTCCGCACGACAAGATGCTGCAGGACTACATGCAGCGCCAGCTGCAGCAGGCCATTCGTCTGCGCCAGGTGCGTACGCCGCAGGGCCTGGCATCGCTTTTCCCAGGACTGGGCAAGAAGCACCGGTGACAACCGTATGGGCGCCGCACAAGGGTAGCCAAACCCTGTTCCTGGCCTGCCCGGTATTCGAATGCCTGTTCGAGGGCACTCGCGGACCGGGCAAGACCGATGCGCTCCTGATGTCGTTCGCCCAGTACGTCGGCGTGGGCTTTGGCCCGGCCTGGCGTGGCATCCTGTTTCGGGAGACGTACAAGCAGCTGGCTGACGTCATCGTCAAGACCAAGCGTTGGTTTCGCCTGTTCTTCCCCGCGGCCCGGTTCCTTGAGAGCCCATCGGACTACAAATGGCGGTTCCCCGGCGGCGAGGAGCTGCTGCTGCGAGTGGGCGTGAAGGAGGATGACTACTGGGACTACCACGGCCATGAATATCCGTGGATCGGATTCGAGGAACTGACCAACTGGCGCACGCTGGGCTTCTACGAGATGATGCACAGCTGCTGTCGCTCGAGCCAGCCGGGCATGCCGCGCATGGTGCGGGCCACCACCAACCCATACGGTCGCGGCCATGCAGCTGTGAAGGAGCGCTGGAGCATCGGTGTCAGCAAGCCCGGCGACATCATCCGCGACGCGCAGGGCAGGGAGCGCACCTACGTGCACGGCGATATTCGCGAGAACCTGGCGCTCCTGGCCAATGATCCGGACTACATGGCAACGCTGGAGGGCATCAAGGATCCAAACCGGCGCAAGGCCTGGCTGCACGGCTCCTGGGAAATCAACATCGGCGCCTTCCTCGAGCACTGCTGGGACCCGGCCAAACACATCGTCAAGCCGTTCCCGATCCCCGGCCACTGGAAGTGCTGGCGGGCGATGGACTGGGGGTATGCCAAGCCGTATGCGGTGCTGTGGTTTGCCAAGGACCCAGAGGGCAAGACCTACATCTGGCGCGAGATGTACGGCATCGCCAAAGACGACAACGGCAAGGACCTGCCGAATGTGGGCAGCAAAGAATCGCCCGACACGGTGGCCAGGCGCATCGCCGAGCGCGAGAAGCACGACGAGCGTGTCGGCATCTGGATGGGTCCGTCGTTCACCGGTCCCGACCTGTTCGCCCGCGGCGGTGGCCAGTATGGCGCCCAGAACACCCATGCCGAGACGTTCAAGCGCCATGGCGTGAAGTTCCGCCCGGCCTGGGCCGCAAAGGGGAGCCGCGCCGCCGGCGCGATGGAAATTGTGCGGCTGCTCGAGACTGACCAGCTCGCGGTGTTCGATACCTGTCGCCATTGGCTGCGCACCGTTCCGACACTGGAGCCCGATCCTGAGGATCCCGATGACGTGGACACCGAGGCCGAAGACCACGCCTGGGACGCCACACGCCAGGGTCTGGTGCGCGTGACGCGATCGCCAAGTGAGCCCGAGGAATCACTTTCTGGCGACCCAGAGGCGAACCCGGTCCATATTCTGCCGGACGGATCACACCGAATCGAGCGGATCACACGATGACGATTGACATCACCCCCACACCAGCGCCGCCGCCAGGCAGCGCGCAATCCATTGTCTCGGCTCAGGTCGAACAGACAAGGCCGAAGGACGATCCACTGGTCGCGACCTGGTTCAAGCGCATCAAGGCCGCCGAAAAGCACTGGGACGCCTTCCACCGGCGCGTGCGATACAACCGCGCGCTGGTGCGTGGCATCGACGATTCCTCTGGAACCACCCCGGAGAGCCCGCACTACAACAAGAAGCGAGCGAACCTGATCAAGGCCAACATCGCGGTGGTGCAGTCCAAGGTCTACGCCAAGAACCCGGAGATGTCGGCCGAGCCCACGAACAAGGGCGCCAACTTGCGCAAGCTGTGCGATACGGTGTCGACAGTCACACAGACCATGCTCGAGGATGCCAAGCTCAAGGCCAAGGCCAAGCGCGGTGTGCGCGCCGCCATGACCTGCACGCTGGGCATCCTCAAGGTGCAGTACCAGCGCGATCGCAAGATCGACCCGATCATCAAAGACCGCATCGAGGACGCGCAGGACAACATCGCCAACATCGAATCTCTGCTGGCGCAGATCGAGGGCGACGAAGCTACCCGCACCGACCTTGAGTCCAAGCGCCGCGAGCTCGAGCAGGCCGTTGCAGGCTGGGAGGCGCAGAAGGAGGTTGTGGCGTCCGAGGGCCTGGTGCTGGACATGGTGCGAACCGACAGGTTGCTGCTGGACACCGCGATCGATGACATCCTGGACTACGAGCAGTCGGCCTACATGATCGAGAAGATCCCGATGCGCCGGTCCGTGGCGATGGGGCTGATGCCTGGGATCGACCTGACACACGCCACGACATACAAGGTCGGAGACGTGGACAAGTCCCCGCAGGCCAATGCCACAAGTCCGTATTCCGGCACCAACATGCAAGGCGACAGCGCCGACGATCCGCTGGTGCTGGTCTACGAGATCTGGAGCAAGACCGACAACACGATCTATACCCTGGTCGACGGAATCAAATCCCAGTTCGCGCGCGCGCCGTATCAACCGCAATATGCCGGTGAGCGGTGGTGGCCGTATTTCATCCTGCCGTGGGGTGTTGTCGACGGCGTTGTGGTGAGCCAGTCTCTGGTCGACGACCTGGAAAAGCTCGAGGTCGAGCACAACGAGACGCGCGACAAGTTCGCCGAGCTGCGCCGCAAGAACGTGCCGCACTGGATCGCATCGGGTGACGTGCGCGAGAAGGACCTGATCAAGAAGATCACGATTCCAGGCCTGGGCGAAGTCATGGTTCTCGATGCCGGGGACAAGAAGGTCGAGGACGTGTTCACGCAGGCCCAGCTGCTGCAGATCGATCCGGCCGCCTACGACACGTCCCCGATCAGCTACGACATCGAGACGGTGTCAGGCCTGCAGGAGGCGGCCAGGTCCATCGTCACCAAGCCCAAGACCGCGACCGAGGCCAGCATCAGCGACCAGAGCCTGGGCGCCAGGGTTGCAGACTTCCGGGACACGGTCGAAGACTGGCTGACCGAGATCGCGCAGTATTCGAGCGAGCTGTGCCTGCTGGCCATGACGCCGCAGCAGGTCGAGCAGATCATGGGCGCTCCAGCCCCCGTCGACCCGCTGGCGGCCATGACGCAGACCATGGCAACCGGTATGCCGCCGCCACCGCCCGAGTTGCCCTACGAGTGGCCAGCGCAGCGCACGCCCGATACCGTGTTTCAGCTGATCCAGATGAAGATCCGGGCCGGCTCGACCGCGGCGCCCAACAAGCTCGAGATGCAGGAGTCATGGACCCGGGCCCTGCCGCTGCTGCAACAGATGATCGGCATCATCATGCAGACCGACGCCATGGGCGGCGACAGCACGCCATACCGCGAACTGGTCAAGGAGACGGCCGCGCGGTTCGATGAATCGCTCGATGTGGACCGGTTCTTGCCGCCCAAACCCATTGCGCCAGCCATGCCAGCCGTGGCCGCGTCACCCCAGATTCCCGGCGCCCAGCCGGGCATGCCAATGCCAGGCGGCCAGCCTGGTCAACCCCCTGCAACACTCCAATGAAATACCCACGACACAGATTCCTCGCCCCCGAGCCCGGCGACACCGGCGGCACCGGGGCCGCTGCTCCAACCGACGGCCCTGCACCAGACGCGACGCCGGCGGCACCGCCAGAGCCCGAAGTCGTCAAGGTCGACTCCGGCCACGGCGACGAGAACGCAGCCAAGATCACGGCGCTGCTCGATGGGATCGGCAAGCCCGACGACGAGTCCAAGCCCGCCAGTGGCGATGCCAAGACCGGTCCGGCCGACAAGAGTGGCGCCAAGCCCGACGCGCAGCCCAAGCCAACCGACAAGCCGCCCAAGGATGCGGAGGCCAAGGACGATGACTTGACGCCGCCGGAGGGCGCCAACGAGAAGACCATGGGCCGATGGGCGAAGCTGGCCGAGCGCGCCAAGGCGGTGCCGGAGCTGGAGAAGCGCGCCACCGACGCAGAAACGGCTCTGGCCAGCGTGCGCGAGATGGTGCAGAGCTCTGGCCTGGCGCAGGACGAATTCCAGGGCATGCTCGCCATGGGCCGGCTGTTCAAGTCGGACAACCCGGAAGACCTCAAGACCGCGTTGCAGCAGATCGACGGCCTGGGCGCCGACCTGGCAACGCGGCTGGGCATCGAGGCGCCCGGTGTCGACCCGTTGTCCAAACACCCGGACCTGGCCAAGGATGTCGAGGACATGGCGATGTCCCGCGAGCGTGCCCTGGAAGTCGCCAAGCTCCGCGACAAGGCGGCAAAGGCCGATCAGGCGGCCCTGGCCACGCAGGAGCAAACCAAGTTCCAGCAATCGGTGCAGTCGGCAGCCCAGCAGATGGATGTGGCGCTTGCGCAGCGGGCGAACACGCCAGGACACGCCGAGAAGTTGGCATTCATCACCGCCAAGCTGCGCGAGCCCGGCGCGATGCAGCAGTTCGTGACGACGTACCAGCCGCACCAGTGGCAGGCGGCCGTGCTGATGATGTACGACGCCTATTCCCCACCGGCGCCGGCGCCAACGCCCCCGGCCGCGCCGCAGCCGCTGCGCCCTGGTCATGTTGCCAACGGCACGCGCCAGATCGGCAACAAGCCGGTGACGGCCGAAGAATCGGTCGAACATGCATGGGCGGCCGCAGGCCTGCCAGGGTGAGGGTGAATCACTTTTTGGCGTGAGTGGTGTTGACACGGGCAAATAATTCGCTCGCAGTCGTCAGAAGGTCGCTGTAACCGGGAGTCGCGCCCCGGGCTCCTGGCAGCTGCAACACGCCCAGGAATACCGCATGTACGTGTGAGTCGCGACACACAGCCCCAGCAGGGCCTGACCTCATGGCAGCAACGCCGGATTCGCCACCGGCAAGGCCAGGTCCTGCAAATGCCCCCGCTGAACCGGTGCGTCAGCAAGCGTGAAAGGAGATCCACAACTTTCATTCTTGGAGGGCACCACCATGCCAATCTCTGGCGGCGACCTGGCAACCATTGCCACGCTATCCATCGCAGACTACCTGCGCAATCGCCCGATCGATCAGGTCGGCACGCAGCACCCGCTGCTCGAAAAGCTCATGGCCAAGCGCAAGAAGCTCAACCCTGGTGTGAACCAGAAGGTGCAGGTGCGCAAGGGCTACGGCACGAACTTCGCCTGGAGCAAGGGCGAATCGCCGCGCACGTTCACCAAGCGCGACACGATCGATCAGGCCACCTACGAGTGGTACACCGGTATCGATGGCATGTACCTGCCGTGGGACAACCTGTTTGCTGCAGGCGTGTTCGTGGATCCCGACCCGGCCAGCAAAGGCAAGCTGGTGCCCACGGCCAACGAGAAGGCGGTGATCACCAACATGATCACCGAGCACATGGAAGCGTTCGAGCTCGGCTTCAAGGAGAAGCTGGACATCGAGCTGCACCGCGACGGCACGTCCGGATCGGATGCGGTGGTGGGCCTGGATGCCGCTATCTCCCGTACGCCTGCGGTGGGGGCGTATGGCGGCCTGGATCCGGCCACCAAGACCTACTGGCGCAACTACTTCGCCGGCGCGGTTGCCACGGTGAACCTGTTAGCCACCATGGAGGCCATGTGGCGCGCGTGCCATCGCAACGGTGGTACGCCCGACTGCATCATCGCCGGATCAACGTTCATCGACGTGTATCGCACGGTGATCACGCTGACCCAGAACGTGGACGCTGGCACGGTCAAGCGGATCGACGCCGGTGTGGGCCAGGGCAGCAAAACCGGGCTGTTTTACAAGGGTGTGGAGATCCTGTGGGATCCGACCTTCTCCACGCTCGACGCGTTGGAGACGCCGGCCGCATCGGCCTTGTGGGAGAAGCGGGCCTACTTCATCAACAGCGACCAGCTGCTGTATGAGGACGACGGCATGACGGTGTACAGCCCGATGTCGCCCCACAACATCCGCGCGACTTATGTGTCCGTGGATCTGCGCTGTCGACTCAAGGCGCATCGGCGCAATGCGCACGGTCTGATCATCGTCGCGTAACCCCCTGGCGGCCCGAATCAACACCCGGGCCGCCGCTTCCTTGACCCCTGCTACACAGAAAGCGAGACCCAGCCATGAAACACCTTGTCCCTCTGATCGTCGTTGGTGTGCACCGCGACATCACGACCACCCAATATCCGCAGGTGCCCGAGCACGAGATCCCGATTCTGCAGGCGATCCACGGTGACACGAACGTCTACCCCGGCGAACCCAATGGCGAGAACACCGCCCTGGACGCGGACGATGAATACGACCGCCTGACCCGCAAATACAACGAGGACGCGGTGCGCGATGCCTACGGCGTGACGGCGCGTGGCGACATCCGCCGGGCTGTGCTCAACGCCAGCGTCGGCCAGGTCGAGAACGAGAACACCGGTATCGTGCTCGAGGGCCCCGACTCCAAGCCCAAGGCCGCCAAGACGTCCGACGCACCCGCCAATGACGCGGCCGGGAAACCCGGGGCCCAGTGGACCAAGGCGCAGCTGCTCGAATACGCGTCCGCGCACGACATCGACGTGGACGAAGATGCCACCAAGGCGCAGATCCTGGAGGCCATCAAGGCCGCCGTGCCGGCGTAAGGACGGCTCGCCATGCCATTGATCGTCGCAGACCGGGTCCTGGAGCAAAGCACAACCGTCGGCAATGGCACGATGGTGCTGGCCGGCGCAGCCCTGGGCTTTCGCTCCTTTGCCTCGGCCTGCTCGATCGGGGACACCTGCTGGTACTACATCGAGGGCGTCGACTCCTTCGGCAAGCCCACTGGCGAGTATGAGTACGGCCTGGGCACCTACTCGGCCGCGAACCAGCTGGCCCGCACCGCTGTTCGCGGGTCGAGCAATGGCGGCTCACTGGTGGTGCTCACCGCAGGCACCAAGCTGGTCGGCATTGCGCCGCTGTCGCCTGGGGTGACAGCAACCCGAGACGAGTGGCTCAGTCTGCTCGGCGCCTTGAGCAAGACCGGTGGCACGATGACGGGCGAGATCATCCTGCTCAACGGCCTGGTGTCCACCGAGCTGACGCCGGTGGGCTCCATGGTGCTGTTTGCTGGCCCGACTCCGCCGTCCGGATGGCTCACCGTGCCGGTTGCGCCAACTGACATTTCCCGCGCCACGTACGCACGGCTGTTCACGGCCTTGGGTACAACTTGGGGCGCTGGAGACGGATCAACGACGTTCGGCATGCCCTACGTCCTGCCCGATCAAGTGTTTGTGCAAGCGAATGGCAACGTGGCGGCGGCAACGACGGGCGACGTCAAGGCCCACACGCACTCTGGTGGAGCAAACGTCAATCTTGGCGTCACGTCGGGCGGCGCGGTCTATGGCGTGACCGCCGCAAACACGGGGTCAGCCGGCGGCTCCTACAACCTGCCAGCGGGCAATCGGTCTCTGTACATCATCAAGTATTGACGACATGAAAACCGTCTATCTGTTCGACCCTGAGACCGGCGCCTACAAGGGCGAGTATCTGGCGCAGGAGAGTCCACTGGAGCCCGGTGACTTCATTGTGCCGAAGCACTCGGTTGAGGTTGAGCCTCCCGCGGCAGAGCTTGGGAAGCGGTCGGTGTGGGATGGCCAGAAGTGGGGCAAGGTCGATGTTCCCGTGACGCCGGAGAACGCGCCGGCCCAGTACGAATCACTGCTCAGTGAGATCACCCCATTGGCGCTGGCCAAGGCCATTCTGACCGACGAGGGCAAGACTGATCTGGCGCGCATCGTGGCGCGAATCGAAGCTGAAAAGGCGAAAGGGACACTGAAATGACGATCAAGTTCACAGTAGCGGTCGACGGATACGCGGTCGGCATGACTGCAAACAAGGCTGCACCGATCGAGGCGGCATATGTGGCGCGTGGGGTTGCGGTGTATGGGGGAGACGGGTATCCGCCCGCATCGGTATTAGGTCCTGGCGGCAATGCCACATCTCTGGTGGATGGGGCTGGGAAAATCATTGTTCAGGCGAAAGCGTCTGGCGACGGCTTCGACCCATTCGGCCAGAACATCAGCACTACGAACATCACGACGCTGACACCGCAGTCTGGGAGCGTTGCCACTGTCACCAACGTAATGACAGCCGAGGGTCCAGGCGTGCGCGCAGTATCCGACACGGCGGACAAATACATCGAGATGACGTTTGCCCTGCCGTATCCGATGCTGATCAAGAACCTGGGCATCATCGCGCAGGCGAACGGCGTCACGCAGGCGACGTTGGCGATCTACGCATCCACATCGTCATCGTTCCTGTCCGCATCGTCCATCAGCAAGGGAATCGCCGTCAACGCCGGTAGCGGCAAGAATGGCGCGCAAAGCCATGGCCTGCTGACCTTCACGCTTTGCGGGCAGTCGCCGTCGAACGTTTGGACGAACATCACGCCGGTGAGTCTTGACACAACCCTTTTCACTCACATCAGGGTGCGCATCACGCCGGCATCAGGGCAGATCGCCGACTTCACCGTCGTCAAGTGGATTGCCAATCCAGCGGCAAAGTCGCGCATCGCGCTGACGTTCGACGACGGCTTGATCGCTCAGTACACCCACGTTGCGCCGCTGCTGCAAGCGCGTGGGCTGCGGGCATCGTTCGCCGTCATCCCCGACCTGATCGGCTCTTCGTCGGCGTACATGAACCTGTCTCAGTTGCGCGAATTGAAGGCCAACGGCCACGAGATCATCACGCACGGCCCCATCGGTGGCGCCGGATCGCTGATTGACAACTACGGGTCCATCTCTGCCATGGTCGCCGACGCCGTGGCCTGCCGAGATTCCCTGATCGCCAAAGGCTTGATCACCACCGAAAACGAACGGTCTGTGTATGTGTGGCCTCAAGGGAAATTCCAGTCGGCCAGCGGAAACACCGACTTGTTGGAGGCTATGAAGGCGGCCGGATTCACGACCGGGCGCAGTGTGACGCGCTACCTCGGCTACAGCCACGCAGCAGCGAAGGCAACGCGATACGGTGGTTTGATCGCTCCGATCTTTGGGCACATCCGCAGCGGCGTTTCTTCGGGCGATGAGGATACCGTCATCACCAACTGCACCACGGCGATCACCTACGCGGTTTCGACCGGCCTGGATGCTGTCGGAATGTTCCACAACATCATCGCTGACCAGGGTGTATTTGCGGCCACCAGCAACAACGATATTGAGGTGTCGCGGTTCATCACGATCCTTGATGCCATCGTCACGCAAATTGCGACCGGCAAGGCGACGAACGAGCTGTTTTCGAGTTTCGCCTGATTCCCATCCACTGCCGGTACACCTGACCCATGACCGTCACCGTCACCCCCACCCAGACATACGCCGGCATGCTGCAGACGCTGCGCGTGCGCTGCGGCATTCACGCGACGGTGGGCAGTGCGCCGGCCCTGAACGACATCCTGACCGAGGCTCACGAGTTCGTTTACCAACAACTCGACGACGGGCTTCCGTTCACCTCAACCATCACCCTGGCACCCAATGTGGCGACATACCCGTGGGTGGCCGACGTGGACAGCGTACCGATTGCCCGGGGCAGTGTGCAAGCGGTTTGGATTGCGCAGGGCAGTCAAGAGCGTTTGCCGCTGTCCCAGGGCATCACGCACGCCATGCGCGCGCACAGCGATATGCGAGCGCCCCCGGAGTGGTACGACAGCAAGTTCGAAGGCGACCCGGCCGTGTTCACGCTCGAAGTGTGGCCGACGCCGGACCAGGCCTATCCGCTGTACGTCGACCACGAGCGGGTGCTGACCCGGTTCAGCGAGAGCGCCGACGTTCCCAGCGCGCCATACCGCCTGGTGCTGGCGTATGCGATCGCCATGGGCAAAGCTCACTACAGCAAACCCGATGCTGAGGTGTCGGGCCAGGCGTTCAAGACGATGCTGTCCAAGACGAAGTATGAGCAGCGCGAGAATCAACGGTACATCCCGCAATCGGATCGCGCAGCTGTGCCGCGGGTTGTGCAAACCGCTGGTGGTTTCCGGCAGGTCTGGAGCTGACCCGCCATGTCCAAGACCACGTTCGACAAGTTCGATGGCGGCCTGTTGCTGGCGCGCCCATCGAGCGTGGCGCCGGCCAATTCTCTGGCCAAGCTGATCAACATGGATGTGCAGCCCGGCGGCTGGCTGCGCTCGAGGGCCAAGTTCAAACAGGCGCCGGGATCGTTCATCCTGGGACCGCAGTGGAAGGGTCTGGAGTCGAACGCGGGATATTTGTGGACCTTCTCGTGCTGGAACGTGGCCAGCACTGGTCTGGTCAGTGCAGTCGTGAACACCGAGACGAATGACCGGCTGGTCTACGCCTTCTATTCGAGCGGCACCGGTGGCAACTTCGCCGACGCCACAACGGCCCGGCTGCTGGGCGTCACCCGCTGGAACAACGGCTTCTTGGCGGTGGTATCGCCCGACAATGGGACCACGAAATATGGCGTGCTGTTCAGTGTGAACACAGGCACCCACACGGTTACGGGGGTGAACGTCGCCGATGTGAACATGCCCAAGTCTGGCCAGATGGTGACGGCCACCGGGCGCATCTTCGCAGTCTCGGACGATGGGCAGGCAGTTCGGTATTGCAAGGTCGGCGATCCGACCGACTGGACCGCAGCAAGCAATGCCGGGTTCCTGCCAGTCTCGCAGCACTTCGGCAGCGGGCAGCGGGTCTACGGCCTTGGCCTGTATCAGGGAAAGCTGGCCGTGTTCACCGATCAGTCGATTCAGCTGTGGATCATCGACCCAGACCCGACGGCGATGGCGCTGGACCGGGTTGTTGACGGTGTCGGCACGCGTCACCATGGATCCATCGTGAGCCTGTATGGTGATCTGCTTTTCCTCTCCGAGTCGGGCGTGCGTTCGCTCACGACGCTGAGCAACGCGTTGTTTCCGACTGATGTTGATGTGGGTTTGCCGATCAAGAAGTTCACGGCCTCGCCAGTGAACCTCACGCGTACCGCCAATGGTGGATCGCAACCGGCTGTGATTGCCCTTGCAGCAGGACCGGTGTCCCAATACTGGCTTACCGCGCCTTCGCGCTGGGTGTCAGGATAGCGGCATGGCATTCGGTTCTGCAACCTTTTCGACCAGGCCATTTGCAGCCGGACAAATCCCGAACCGGCAGACCCTGCTGGCCGCGATCAACGGTGAATATGGGTGGACGGCTTGGACGTATTCCAAGACCGCCAAACTCAACGCCTGGGCATGGCACGGCCTCGGCGTCACTGGCACGGCCAACATCAACGCGTGGGCGCAGCTGGGCAATTCAATCTATCTGCGCAAGGATGGCGACTCGGCCGTCTATCTGATGATGCCCGACGTGTTCCTTCAGGCCGAGGACATCAACACCGAGAGCCTGGCGGTCTACGCTGAGACGCAATGGCTTGATTTCGACAAGCCCGGCGATTTGAAGGGTCTTACCGGCATCGACTTCGACGGCATGAACGTGACAACGCTCGAGGTTTATGTTTCCGAGAACGGCGGGCGCGATGGCGTGTTGGCCGAGACGCTAACGGTTGGATCTGCCGATGGTGGTTGGACCTACAGCGGCGGCATGCTGCCGCTGACGGCCGCCGGCACCGAGTTCAAGCTGCGTTTTGTCGGGAATCCAAACCTCGAGGTTCAGATCAACAGGATGACGATCTACTGGGACAACCTGGGCCAGGTGTAGGCCATGCGCGCTGTGTTCCTCAATTCCAGAGAGCTGATCGACCAGCACTGGTGGTCCGTGGCACATCTGCTCGATGGCCGGATCGACCAGGTATCGGACGAATACACGCTGCAGGACCTGGCCGCTATGGTGGAAGCTGGCACCGCGTTTGCAGGCTTTGCGCTGGACGATGAAGGCGCGCCGGTGCTGGCCATGGTGTTTCGCTTCGTGCACTATCCGCGCGCGCAGACGGTGCACATCATGGCCATGGGCGGCAGTCATCTTGCCGAAGTCGCAGTCACTTTCTGGCGGCAGTTCACCCAATGGGCGAAAGAATCAGGCGCAACACGAATCGAAGCGTGTGCGCTGCCGGCGATGACGCGGGTGCTGCGCTCCCTTGGATTCGAGCACAGGTACAACCATTTGCGAATCGAGGTGTGACATGGGCGGTGGCGGAGACGGCGGTGCGGCTGACCTGCGGGCAGAAGAGCAGGCGCGCCAGCGCAAGATTCAGATGGCCGTCGACGCGATCAACGGCAAGTTCGGCATCGCGCCGTCGAGCGCAACCGTTGGCGCGGCGCCCACGCGCGAGCAGTTCACTACGGCGGCCACTGGCGGCACGCCTGGTGGATATGTCGACGTCGGGCGCGAAGAACGTCGCTATGTGGCTCCGGTTGCGGCAACGGCAGGCGGGTTCGACCAGGCCGGGTTCGATGCGGCGATGAAGGCGTTCGAGGGCACCCAGAGCGATGTGACTGCCAACAAGGCCGCCCGGGATGCTCTGTACAAGGATGTCGGCAGTGCAACGACTGACGTTGCGACGCGAGACCTCGATCGCCAGTTCACGACGGCCAGCAACCAGAATCTGTTTGGCCTGGCGCGCGCTGGTTTGTTGGGTGGTTCGGTTGACGCTGAATCAGGCGGCGACCTGCAAACGCGCTACGGCGAGGGCAAGATTCGGGCGGAGCAGGCCGGCATCGGGGCCGCATCCGATCTGCGCTCCGTCGACGAGAAGACCCGCCAGAACCTGATCAGCTTGGCGCAGTCCGGCATCGACACCGGCACCGCGGCGAGCTTGGCTGCAGGGCAGTCAGAGGCCGCAGCATCGACCGCCAAGGCCAACACTGCCGGGGCGTCCGTCGGGCGGCTGTTCGATGACATGGGCCAGGCGTATCTGGCCAGCAAAGTCAACGCGGCACGCTTTCCCAATGGCGTGCCACAGTCCTCGAGTGGCAGCAGCTTCTTCGGCAACCTGTTCACCGGCAAGCGGTATACCGGAACGGCGGGGTAACACACCATGGCATTTGATCCGATCAGCATTGGGGCAATGCTCCTGAGCGCAGTCATCCAGCAAAAGACGCAGGCCGACGCGATCGCCAAGCAAAAGCGCATGGCGGTCGAGTCGCAGCAGCGCGCCCTGGCCAGTCAGAACCAGGCCACCGACGCGGCGATGAAGCGCGTGCAGGAGTTCGACCCGAACACCCGCAAACAAGCGCAGGATGCGATCACGCAGGACCTGACGCAGCAGCTCGAGCAGGCGGGCACAGCCAGGCCGATCACGGCCCAAGGCGTCGAGGTTGGCGGCACCATCCCGGGCGGCACCAGCGACTACCTGACGGCCAAGGCGAAAGAGACTGCCAAAGCGGCCGAGTCAAGCCGGCAGCTCGCGCAGCTATTCGGGCGCATCGGTGGCGCGCAGCAGCTGCGCCGCAACGAATCCGTGGCTTTTGGCGACACGGCTGGCGAGATCGGCCGCATCCAGACCGGTGCGAACAACGTGGCGAACATCGACCAGATCGGCATCGACGCGGCTGGACAACCGAGCCTGGGCGGCATGCTGGTCAGTTCCGCGCTGGGTGCGTACGGCATGGGCCGGGCGAGCCTGCCGGGCGCGACCAAGATGAAGCCCGGGGCGCCCGGTGGCTTCGGTGGCGGTAGCTGGCTGGTTGGCCCGCAATAGGGGGACGCATGCGGTTTCGAGTACCAAACACAGGCGGACAAGCGGCGGCAGACGGCATCGGGAATTTCTTCCGCTCGATGGCCATGGCGCCGATGTACGAAGCGCAGGCAGCAGAGGAAGCGCAGACGGCAGGAATGAAGCGCGACCTGCTGGGTGCGCAGACCGGGCAGGCGAACGCGAACATCAGCCGCATCCTGGCCGAGGCCGCCATCAAGGAGCAGGAGGCCAAGCAACTCTCCGGGCGTGGTGATGTGCTCAACCTGATGGGCGCAACCCGGGCGGGCATGTCCGTTCCCGAGTTCCAGGCAGGTATCAACGAGCGCAAGTTCGGTGCGCCAGAGGTCGGGCCTGCGGTTCTCCCGCAACCCATTGCGGGTGTCGGTCCCAGCGGCAGGACGGCGGCATTCGATGACGCCATCCTTACACTGTTTGGCCCGGCCATGGCAACGCCTGCGGACAAAACGAACTGGGACCAGTTGGCCAATGCCCGCGGCGAGTACCGCAATCAGGCGCTGGGCGACTCCATCCTGTCCGGCCAGGTCGACGCCGGCCGGGCGGGTGCATCGCAGGCGGCGGTGGCTGGGAAGCCTCTTGTGAACAACATCGGCACCAGTGGCGCGGGCTTCAACCAGTTCACCGGTGAAGGTCAGTCCCTGAACCCTGGCATGGAGGTTCTGTTTCGGGACCAGGGCAAGGCGCTTGTGGGCCAGAGGCAGGCGGCGGCCGGCGCGTCCAACGCATCGGCTGGGGCCTCTCGCGCGCTGGCCGGGCTTCGCGGCGTGCAGACCAACAACGCGAAGGTCGAGGGCGGACTCACCGCACTGGACTACGAAGCGGCCAAGGCCGGGCAACCGCTGCCGAGCTCGAACAAGGGCACCAGCGGCTCGAGCGCGACCAATTCGAAGTTCCGCAACCAGATCATCATGGCCGCCATGCGCCGGCCAGAGTTCGCGGTGATGGACCCCGCCGAGAAGCAGGATTTCATCAACACCGAATTGATGGTGGCCGGCATGGAGCCGGTGGTACCCGGTGAACTGGCCGGCGTGTCCGGCAAGGGCAAGGTGGCCGCCAAGTCCGAGTCTGGCCCGATTGACGCGAACGCCGGCACCAAGAAACCGGCGATCGACATGGACGCGGCCAACAAGGTGAAGGCCGACTTCAAGGCGGGCAGGATCACACGCGAACAGGCGAAGGCGAAGCTCAAAGCACTCGGGATGGACTGATGAAGGCCGACGACTTTCTGGCCGACGTTCCGAGCGCCGACGACTTCCTGGGCGAGCCCGACGCGCGCCGGCCGCGCCGCGATCGGATCAGGAATCCATACGTCGCGCCGGACAACCCGGACAACCCGATCCTGCCCACTGGCGGGAGCGTGCTGCAGGACGTGCAGATGGCGGCGCCGACCTTCGACGAGGACCGGCAGAACCGCGCCATCGTGAACCAGGCCATCGAGGCGAACACACCGGCCCCCCGCGGCCCGCGCCCGGTGCGCGACATCAAGGCGATCGGCCAGGACCTGTATTCGATCCTGGGCAATACCGGCGTGCAGCTGGTCAAGCCGTTCGTGGACGTGCCCAACATCGTTCTTGGCGGCGCGCTGTCCAACTTGTCGGCGGCCTGCAAATGAGCGTGCGTACCATGGCCAGGGTCTGGGCGGACTCGAAGCACTCAGGCACCGAACTGCTGATGTTGCTGGCGATCGCAGATTTTGCTGACGACGACGGCCGCGCCTATCCCGCGGTTACGACCTTGGCCGAGAAATGCCGCATGAAGCCGCGAAATGCGAACTACGTCTTGGCAGCGTTGAAGGCCAGCGGCGAGCTTGAAATACTGGTCAACGAAGGGCCCAAGGGCACGAACCTCTACCGGGTGATGCTGGATCGTTTGGGGCTGCAAGCCGTTGCACCCCTGCAAAGCCTTGCACCCCTGCAACACATTGCGCCCACCCCTGCAAAGGATTGCGCGAAACCCCTGCAACGCATTGCAGACGAACCATCATTGAACCATCAAGAACCACCAGATACGTCGACAGCCAAGCTGCCGACATGTCCGCACCGTGCAATCGTTGACCTGTACCACGAGCTCTTGCCAATGCTACCGAGCGTTCGAATGATGCCGAAGGCCCGCAAGAACGCTATGTCTTCGACCTGGGCTTGGGTCTTGACCGACAAGCGAATGGACGGTTCCGCACGCGCGACCAACGCTGACGAGGCGCTTGAATGGTTCCGGGCCTACTTCACCCGTGCCAGAGACAACGACTTTCTGATGGGCCGTGTCGCTCGATCGGCCGGCCACAAGAATTGGCGGTGCGACCTGGACTTCCTGCTGTCGGACAAGGGCAAGAAACACGTCATCGAAAAAACTGAGGAAGCATTGGCATGAACGCTCGCGCCGAATTCTCACCTGGTATCGATCGGGTCATGGACGATGCGCCGGTCAGCGCGCTGCGGATCCCGCCGAACTCCGCCGAGGCGGAATCGAGCGTGCTTGGCGGGTTGCTGCTGAACCCCGGTGCCTGGGATCGCGTTGCCGACCTGCTGACCGACGCCGATTTCTACCGCTACGAGCACCGGCTGATCTACGGTGCGCTCGCTGTGCTGGCTGCGGCGAACCGGGCTGCCGACGTCGTGACGGTGTTCGAATACCTCAAGGACCGCGGCAAGGACGACGAGGCCGGCGGGCTGATGTACCTGAACTCGCTGGCGCAGTACGTGCCGAGCTCGGCCAACTTGCGTCGCTATGCCGAGATCGTTCGGGAGAAGGCGGTATTGCGCCGACTGGTGGTGGCAAGCGACGAGATCGCAACGGCCGCTTTCAACACCGGCGGCAAGCCGGTGGCCGAGATTGTCGACGAGTGCGAGCAGCGTATCTTCGGGATCGGCCAGGCCGCGCAGCGCGCCAGGGATGACTGGGTCGAGAGTAGCGACAGCATGGTCGCGCTGCTGGATCGGATCCAGTCGGCCGCCGATGACGATCAGGACGACCTCATGCCAACAGGCCTGCACGAGGTCGACAAGTTGCTCAACGGGGGGCTTCGGCCCGGCCAACTGGTGGTGATCGGTGCGCGCCCGAGCATGGGAAAAACTGCGCTGGCCATGTCGATCGGCATGCACATGGCGTTGAGCGAAGGCCTTGCAGTTGCGATGTTCAGCATGGAGATGACAGAGCGGGAGCTGGCCGAACGGCAAATGTCCATGGTGTCGCACATCCACCTGACGCGGGTGCAGCGGCCAAAGTACCTCAAGGACTACGACTGGCCCCGGGTTACCGAGGCTGTCGAGAAAATCCGCCAGATCAGTTTCTCCGTGACCGATACGTCTGGCCTGAACATCACGCAACTGCGCAGCCGGGCTCGGTCGATCGCGCGCAAGAACGCGGTCAAGTTGCTGATCGTGGACTACCTGGGGTTGATGAACGGGTCGGACCCGAAGATGCCTCGCGTGTACCAGCTCGAGGAAGTGACCAAGGGCCTGAAAGCGCTGGCCAAGGAGTTGGGATGCGCGGTGATGCTGCTGTGCCAGGTCAAGCGACTGGAGGACCGCATCAACCAGATGCCGACCATGGCGGACTTGCGTGATAGCGGCTCGATCGAACAGGACGCAGACATCATCGTTTTCGTGCATCGCCCGTACAAGGCCAAGCCAACGCTGGGCGACGAGTGGAAGTACCTGGCCGAGTTGCGCGTAGACAAGAACCGCAACGGGACCACCGGTGACGCGCAGGTGATGTACGTGGGCGAGAACACGCGGTTCAAGGACTGGCCGGCTGGCCAGGCCAGGCCCACGAGCCAAGTGCGTACGAAAGGGGCGGTCCTGTGATCGATGAGCCAGTGACCGCTATTGCGACCGATGGCACCAACATCGAGGACAAGTTGTACGGCGGTTTACTCGAGTTCACGCCGCGCCCGATCGATGTCGAGTCCATCCCGATCGGTGCGGTTGTACGCACACCGCTGGGGCAGCTGGCACGTGTCACCGGGTACCGTGGCCGGCGGCGCCAGCATCGAGAATATCTCGTGCTGCGCTACCTGACGCCGCGCAACCGTGAGTTCGCTGTGGTGTTGTTGCTGCCCGAACTGGTCGAGGTGGTTCGTTCGAACAACGAAGTTTGCAACCCCAAAGAAGGTGATTCAAGGAGTCAAGAGCCATGAGATTCAAGCTACCAGTGAGCCATGTTGGTGCGCAGCAGGCGGCCGACGGCATCGGAAACTTCTTCCGGTCCATGGCAATGGCGCCGCTGTACCAGGCGCAGGCGGCCGAGGAGGCGCAAGGGGCGCAGGCCAAGCGCGACCTGATCGGTGCGCAGCAGCGTCAGGCCGAGGCCCATGCCGCGCTGTTCCAGGGCCAGGCCGAAAGCGAGCGGCAGCAGCAGCAACGCGGCAGCCTGGGCGAGCTGATCAAGACGGCCGCGATGATGCACGGCGTGGCACCCAGCCAAACGGCAGACTTTGCACAGTTCGCCCAGACAGGGCAGATGCCGGCGCAGTATCGGCCGCCAGCTGTCGACGGCGTCGGCCCGTTCCAGCCCGCCCCGAGGTTCTACCAAGACGACACGGCGTCGAAGATCTGGAAATCGCTGGGGCTGACGAATCAGGCGCTCACGATCGGAGACAAGAGCGTCGAGAACATCGCCAAGGCGTCCGGTGTGTACCGCGATCAGGGCCTGGGCGATCAGGTGCTGGCCGGCCAGATCGACCCGGGCCGGGTGGCCGAGGCACAGGCGGCCATGGACGGCAAGGATCGATTCAAGAACATCGGCGACACCGGTCAAGGCTTCAATGTGTTCAGCGGTGCCGAGCAGGACCTGAGTCCCGGACTGGCCGTGCTTTTCGGGCGCAAGACAGATGCCGGGATCGGCGCGGATGATGCGCGCGCGCTTGCATCGCGGGCTGCGGCAGGTGCGTCCACAGCATCGGCAAGCAACAGCTACGCGGCAGCTGCGCAGCACCGGGCATCGACCGACAAGATCCGGCAGGACATTGCCCAAGGCGGTCGAACCGGTCAATTGCAGGTTGTGCCAGCATTCGATGGCACGATCATGCTGGTCAACAAGGCGACCGGTGAGGCGCGGCCTGCACTCGGACCGGGCGGCGTTCCGTTGCAAGGCAAGGGCCCGCCAATGAGGGCCTTGCCTTCGGCAGCGGCCAAGGGTCACCTGGACAACCTCACAAACCTGCGGCGTGCGGAGAACGCGCTGGCGCTCGTGCAGGGCAAGACCGTCGACGGGCAGGAGGGCGACCCCAATGCAACCGGATGGAAGGGCTTTCTGCCGAACACCGCGCTGAACATCCTGGACGAATCGGGTGTGCCGACGCGTGCAGCGATCGCGGATCTCGGATCACTGGTGATTCACGATCGATCGGGCGCCGCGGTTACGGCAGCAGAGTTTCCGCGATTGGCTCCGTTCATCCCTCGGGCGACCGATGATCCGGCGACGGTGCAGAAGAAGCTGCAGATGTTCGTGTCGAACTACCGGGCCGCCGTTGACGAGGCGAGCGAGTTCTACAGGGCATCCGGATACACCGTGCCGGAGCTTGGCAATCGCGCGCCGGCGGCCCAAACCGGCGGGGCTGGCACTGGCCAGATGGCTGCGCCGCCGTCCGGGCCAAGACCTGGCGCAATTCAGGACGGCTACCGCTTCAAGGGCGGCGACCCGTCGCAGGCCGTCAACTGGGAGCAGGTCAAATGAGCGGGCCATGGGAGAAATACCAAGGCGCACCGGCAGCGGCACCGGTTGCGCCCGTCGCGGGCCCGTGGGACCGGTATGCGGCGCCGGCAGCGGCTGTATCGGATCTGGATCCGACAGCGGGCATGTCGACGGTGGACCGCCTGCTGGCGGCGACTGGTAGCGGTCTCGCAAGTACTGGCCGAGCGATTGGCCTGGGTAGCGTGCTGGAGAACTTCGGCATGCCAGGTACCAAGGAAGAGGCCGACCGGCTCGATGCGCCACTGGACGCGACAACTGCAGGCAAGGTCGGCAAGTTCATCGGAAAGGCGGCGCCGCTGGCGCTCGCGCCGGCAGCTGGCTCGCTCGCGTTGGCCGCTGGCGCCGGCGCAGGCCTGAGCGCGTTGACAACCGAGGGCGGCATTGTCGACAGGGCTGCAGCGGCCGCAGGCGGGGCCGCAGGCGGCGCAGCTGGCAAGGTGCTGGGCGATGCAGTCGGAGCGGGCGCAAAGGCCGTGGCGTCGCGATTTGCGGCCAGGGCCGCGGCGAAGAAGGCGGCCAACGCCGGCAAGGATGCTGCGCTGGTGGCGGCTCGCGGCGAAGGCTTCGTGGTGACGCCATCACAGGCCGACGCCGGCAGCCTCGTGTCGCGGGGCTTGGAGGCCCTTGGCGGCAAGATCAAGACCCAGCAGGCGGCAAGCGTCGCGAATCAGTCGGTTACGAACAACCTGGCGCGTCGGGCCTTGGGGCTCGCCAGAGACACGCCGATCGACACAGCAACGCTTCAACAGCTGCGAAAGCAGGCGGGCACCGCCTATGACGCGCTGAAGAACACCGGGACGGTGCAGGCGGATCAGGTCTACCACAAGGCCCTCGACGGCATCGTGGCGAAGTACCATGGCGCTTCGGCACAGTTCCCCGGGTTGGCAAAGCCACAGGTCCAGCAACTCGTCGACACGCTGCGACAGCCGCTGTTCAAGGCTGATGCGGCGGTCGACGCCATCCGCGTACTGCGCGGCAACGCGGACGACGCGTTTCGCGCAGGCGATGCTGCGCTGGGCAAAGCCAGCAGAGAAGCCGCCGAAGCCATGGAGGCGCAGCTCGAGCGCCATCTCGTGAACACTGCCCAGCCCGCCAGCGTCCTGAGCGAGTTCAGGGACGCGCGAAAGCTGATCGCCAAGACCTACACCGTGGAGAAGTCGCTCAACGCTGCGACCGGTGACGTATCGGCGCAGAAGCTGGCCGGGCAACTGGCCAAGGGCAAGCCCCTGTCGGGCGAGTTGAAGAGCGCCGCCCAGTTTGGCCAGGCGTTTCCGAAGGCGGCCCAGTCCGGCGTCGACGTGCCGCCGTGGTCGGTGCTCGACATTGCGGCCGGCGGAGTTGGGGGCATGCACAACCCTGGAATTGCTGCGCTGTTCGCCGCCCGGCCGGTGGCTCGATCAGTGGTGCTCAATCCGACGGTGCAGCGCCTGATGGTCAACCCGAATCGTGAAGCCAGCGTGCTGTCGCGAGTGCCGGCCGCCACATTGGACAACCTGCCGGCGAAAAAGCTGTGGAAGGCCCTGGGTATCGAGGCGGGCGCCGAACTGGCCTCGGACCGTTAGAGGTTGTGGATCACCAAGCCCAGGAACCCCATGGCGAACATGAAAACGAAGCCGAACACGAAGATGGCCCAATGGATCCATGGTCTGCGGGTCAGGAGTTCACGATCGAGCAGCGTGCGCTTGAGCTTGCCATCCCGCATCCATCGCTTGATGGCCATCGTGAACGGGATCGACGCCAGCAGCATCACGAACAGCAGCAGCGGCTTGAATGCCTGAACGAGAAAGGCGCTTCCCATGACGACAGTTTATCGAGCCACCGGCAAACCGCAAGACGGCGCGGACGCCGATCCAGAGACGAAGCCGGATGAGCGGCCCGCGCCACCGCGGGCGCCGCAATCGCCAGACGTGGTCGAGTTTCGCAAGAGGCTGGCAGTGGTCAAGGCGATTCGAAAGGGGCCGGCGATGTCGCTGACAACGAGCCTGAAGAAGGCCGGCCGGGACCTGCACGCAGAAGACAAGGCTGCCATCCTGGCAAACACCCGGGACGCGCGCCGGCGCGTGGCAGCAGCGCAAGAGTGATTTTTCGTCACGGCAGGTGGTTGACTGCTTGACCATACCGGGCATGGCCAATTTTCTCTATGCCGTGATCATCACCCTGCACCTTGCAGGTCCTGCTCTCGCACAAGAGCCTCACAAGAATCCACTGTCGTATTCGCTTCGAGAGTACGGAATGATCCTCGCGATCGCGATGCTTGGTGGCTTTGTGCGTTGGTACAACGCGGTTCGCCGCGGCGAGTCGGCGGCCTACGACTTGCGCATTCTGGTTGGCGAGCTGTTCACATCGGCCTTCATCGGGATCCTGACATTCTGGGCTTGCGAGGCGATGAACGTGCAGCCGTTGATCACCGCTGCACTGGCGGGCATGGCGGGTCACGCTGGGGTTTCTGGATTGATGTGGGCCGAGAAGGTCATGAAGACGTTTTTCGAGCGCAGATACGGCGTCCACAACACCGATCGCTCGCCGCTGGACAAGCAATGAGCGCGTGGTGGTTGCTTCCCGTGGCGCTTGCTGTGTGGGCATGGCTCGCATGGCGCAATGCCCCCGAGGATCCGTTCGATCTCGAATACCCCGACAGCGCGCCGGCGCCCGAGTCCGATTTCGGGTGCCCGGATACCGAACCAACCAGCCCGGGTGCGCTGGATTCTGACCTGTCGAGGCTGCAATGACATTCGCCCTCTCCACCAAATCCCTAGGCCGCCTGACCGGCGTGCACCCGCGCCTGCAGGCGGTCGTCAAACTGGCCATCCAGATGACCACGGTCGATTTCGCCGTGCTCGAAGGCGTGCGCACCATCGAGCGCCAGCGCGAGTTGTTCAAGGCAGGCGCCAGTACCACCATGCGCAGCCGCCACCTGTCCGGCCATGCTGTCGACCTGGGCGCCATCGTCGACGGCCAGGTGCGCTGGGACTGGCCGTTGTACCACCAGCTCGCCGTCGCCGTGAAATCGGCCGCGCAGCAGCTCGGCGTGCCGATCGAGTGGGGCGGTGACTGGGAGACATTCAAGGACGGCCCGCACTGGCAGTTGCCTTGGTCGGAATACCCATGATCCCGTTTCCCCTCCTGCTGGCCTTGGGCGTCCTGCTAGTCAGCAACGCCGCCACCGGCTGGGCCTGGCTGCAGGCCCGCGATCGCGCCGCCACGCTCCAGGAGCAGTTGGTCAACACCGTCGACGTGGCGCGCGAATGCAGCCGCGGCGTAGAAGCCCTGCGCACCGAGGCCGACAAGCGCGCACGTGCAGCGCGGGCCGCCGTCGCCGCGGCCGAGAAACGCGCCGCCGCCGGCGACCAGCGGGCCGACCAGATCTTGGCCACGCCGCCGGCGGTGGTCGGCGACGACTGCGCCAGCGCTCAGGCCCAGGTCGACGACTGGCTCTCCACCCGCCAGGTCAAGCCATGATGACAGTGCGCGTGCTGGCCATCGCGGCCCTGATCGTCGTGCTGGCCGTCCTGGTTGGCTGCAGCGCGGCGCCGGTCCGCCTGCAGCCTGTCCGGGTGCCGGTGCCCGTCCAATGCCAGGCGCACGTGCCTGCGCGGCCCGCCATGCCCACGGAAGCCCTGCGGCCAGGGGTTGGCCTCGACCAGTTCGTGAAAGCCGCCCAGGCCGAGATTGAGCGGCGCGAGGGCTACGAGGATCGGCTGCGGGCGGCGCTGGCCGAGTGTGTGGTGCCTATCGAGGCCGTGACAGGTCCGAGCTGAGGATCCTCAGATCCTGCCCGGTGCAATCCTGGTGTAATTTCCTGCCCGCCAGGCCCATTTCGTGGTGGTCAGGCCACGACTTCCCCTCTGGAGATCCATGTCGCGCGTGGCGGTCACTAGCATTCACACTGCTGGGGTCGGAGGTTCGAAGCCTCCACCGCCCACCATTGGAAACACTGCGTTTCCCGCTACCAAAGCAGTAGCGCCAACACTGGCCCGGTGTAATTTCGGTGCAATCCATCAGGAAAATGCCCGTTTCAGGGCCTCTCGCTGCTGACTCACTTCCAGGTGCGCATACCGCTGAGTGGTGGTGATCGTGCTGTGCCCCAGGATCTTGGACACCGTGTAGATGTCGGCCCCCTTGGCCATCAGGATGGAGGCGCAGGAGTGGCGCAGGTCGTGAAAGTTGACCCATGGCATTTCGGCCTTGATGCGCGCGCGCTGGAAGGCGGTTTTTAGGCCCTCGTAGTCCTTGTACTGCAGCGGTATCTGCTTGAGCCAGACACGCAGGCCTGGCGCGATCGGGATGACCCTGGTGCGCAGCGTCTTGGTGTTGCCGCTGTGGATGGTGATCGCGTCACGGCCGATGTCCTCGGGACGCATTTTCAGTATCTCGCCGCGCCGGCATCCGGTTAGCAAGGCAATCCAGATCGCGGCTTGGCAGGTCTTGGATGCGCAACTGGCCAGGTGGTCCACCTGGTCGACCGACAGGAACATTTCTCGCTTATTGTGGGTCGGCAGGCTCTTGACGTTGTCGCCATAGTTCACGGCGGTCAGGTTGTCCTCCCACGCCAGACCCAAGGCCTTTTTGAGCGCTGCAAGGCTTCGGTTGATGGTGGCGGCCTCGTAGCTCGACCGCATGTCCTTGACGATCGCGGCGGCCACTTCTCGGGCCTGTGAGGCACGGTATCCGATCAGCCATGGGCCAATGCGCCTGGCGCACAGCTTGGCTGGCTCTGGCCAGCGCAATGTGTCGGCGTGGACCATGAACAGCGGCATGACATCTGTGATCAGCGGATCGCCGGGCGGCTGCGCGGCGCCCTTGGATTTCAGGAGGCGGCGGAGATCACTCTCAACAGACTTGGCATCACTCGACGTTGCACCGACATCGAGGACTCGATGAAGTCGCTCGCCGCGGTACATGACGCCCGCGTGGCGGCGGCCTGCTTTGTCGATCCAGGTTGACATGGGGTCCTCTCACGCAGCCATTTTTTGCATTCTGCCAAATCGTAGCGTTTGGCCTTTTTGCCCACCGGCGTGCACGGCATGCCGTCGCGCTCGTGCCGGCGAACGGTGGATTCGCTGATCTGCAGCGCGGCGCACAGCTGCTGGCGGGTGATGTCGGTCATGGTTTCGGCGCCTCCAGAGCCGGCAACAGTCGCTGATCAGCCACATGCTCGAGCACGGTTTTGCCGGTGCCCAGGAGAATTTGGCCAAGGAATGCACCTTCGAACGACAGGATCCCAGTCTCGATCGCCGTGATCTGGCCCTTGATCCAGTCTCTCAAGATGCTGTAGACCGCCACGCTGGCGATGTCCATGGCCTTGCGCTCGTGTTGCTGCCTGGTGCTGCGCGTGCGGCCCGGGTTGTACGGGTGTTCCTTGAGCCATGCCGCGGCATAGCCCTTGATCGAGGCCTTCACGCTGACCGGCCGGCCCTTGTATTCGAACTGCACCAGGACCTCGCCCAGGCCGTCGTCGATCATGGATCCGAACTTGTTGCAGCCGAAGCCGCGCAGCAGCTTCTGGATCTCGCCCAGCGCGCGTTCGCCGCTGGTGGCGCTCTCGTAGGGTAGTGGCATCAGATCCCCCCTTGTGCAACTGACAACCCGACCGCCACCGGCCGCACCCACACGGGCGCCGCCGACAGGCTGAATGTCTCCCCGCTCCAGGCCCCGAGCAGGGTGCGACCCATTTCACTGGCGATCGCCTGCGCCGCGTCGCTCGGCACGGCATTGCCAATGCGCTCGCGCCAGGCCTGATCACTCAGGCCGTCGAGCTCGAGCTGTTCCTCGGGGTCGACCAACGACTGCAGTGCGGCCAGCTCCAGCGTGGTGAACGGCCGATGCCATGTGTCATCGAGCGATCGGATCCGGCACACTAGCTTTTCGGCTGACGCGGGCATGCGCGGATCGGCAACCGACCACCGGCCGTTGTCATGGCCTGCGGCCGCGCTCACGGCGCCGGCGGGCTGGTCCCATGGAATCACGCCGTAGTGGCCGCCGGTCAGGTAGGCGGATCGATCGGCTGCCATGCCGCTGCGCGGGTCGGCCACAGCATAGGCACCATTGTTGTCACCGCCGATGACGGTGCGCGAGGCCGAACTCCAGTCGGCGCAGTGGTATTTACCGAACAACTTGCTGTCCTGCGGGCCGCGTGGGTCAGCCACCGCCTGCCCGGTACCGTGCGCACTGGTGACCGCCATGGAATGCCCGTACCAGCGCACGATCCGAAACTCGTTGCTGTGCTTGGCCGGACCATCGTGGCGAGGATCTGCGACGGCGAAACCACCCTGGCCGGGCGACTTCACTCCGATGACGGCGCCCATCGTGTCGGTCCAGGCGTGGACTCCGTACTGGCCAAACTGCTCGGCGCCGATGGCATGCCGCGGATCAGCCACCGAGAACGCCCCATTCATCGGCAGTGACTCACCGGCGACAGCACCGGTCTTGCCATCCCACTTGCGCACACCAAGCGCACCGCTGAACATCTCTGGCACGATCAGGAAGTCGCGCAGCTTGCCATCCTGCACCGCCAACTTGTTCAGGCTGCGCCAGTCGGACCAGGCCTCGACGAATGCCAGGCGCACCCAGGTCTTCCATTGCAGGGCCGGCACCCGGTGCATGGGCCCGGCGCGCAGGTCGCCTGGAAGCGCCATGCGGCCCAGCACGTCACCGACCGCGCGCAGCGTCTTGCGCTCGGGCTGGTACAGCATGGGCGCGACCTTCTCCATGTGGCGCGCCACCAGCAAGAACCGCTTGCGTGACTGGGCCAGGCCGCCCAGCTCGCCGCAGTCGTGCGTCGTCTCGGCCGTGGCGTAGCCGTAGGCGCGCAGCAGCTCGGTGATGCGCTCCAGCAGCTCGCGGCCGCGGGTGGCCAGGCGCGGCACGTTCTCGAACAGCACCAGCTCGGGTGGATCATCGGACCAGGCCTCGAGCATCAGCCACACGCCGCGAAGCGTGAGCCGGTTCAGGGCCTGATACTTGGCCGTCTTGCTCTTGGCCTCGGACAGCAGGCCGCTGAAACCCTTGCACGGCGCGGACAGGAACACAATGTGCGGCCGCTCGCCGCCGGCGGCGCGCTGCAGGTCCTGCGGTGTTGCCTCGCGCCAATCCGGGCCCGGCTCGCGATCATGGAAGGCGCGGTACTGCTCGCGGTCGAACATATCGAGCACGGTGCCTGGCACGCCGGCCAGTCGTTGGAAGTCGCGCATTGCAGCCGCGTCGTTGTCGACGCCTCCGATGCAGCGAAAGCGCGCTTCCAGGTTGCCGACCCGGGCCTTGCCCTGGTTGAAGCCGCGGGCACCGCCGCCGAGGCCGGCGAAAAGGTGGAAGTGGCGGATGTCGATTGGGGTCATGGTCTGGTGATCTCCCAATAGCGATCGAGGAACGCCTGCCGAGCATGCGCCGGCGTCATGGGGTGAATGCGTCGTTCCAGCGGCTCGATGCCGTCGATGTGCCACTCGGCGTTGCGGCATGACGGCATCAGGTCGCGCTTTTCCGTGACCAGCAGCTGCAAGTCGGCGCGCTTGACGCTGGGCGGAAGCTCTGCCGGCAGGCCGAACCGCGCGAACACGGCCGCCTCGATGCTGGCCTCGAGCTCCTGGTAGTCCGGCAGCAGCCGCTTGAGCGGCTTGGCCACGTCGCCGATGAACGCCTCGGCCGCGTCGTGCAGCAGGCCAGCCAACGCGTCCTCTGGTGGCACGGCATAGGACACCAGCACCGAGTGCTGCGCCACGCTGTAGTAGTCACGGCAGTGGCCGGTGTACCTGCAGATGTGCGACAGGGCGTGTGCGATCGAGGCAACCGTGAAGTCCGATTTCTCGGGCTCCAGGAAGTTGAAGTAGGTGCCCTCGGCGGTCAGAATGGTCGGGCTCACTTGACCTCCGCCAGGTTGATCCGGTACCGCCCATTCTTCGAGCGATGCTCCTGCTCGCAGTAGCGACGGAATGCGGCCTCGTGCAGTTCGCCGGGCAGCATGTCGATGCTGGTCCCGATCAGACCGCCCTTCCACGAGCCTTTCTCTGGCCCACACTCGCGGTCGAATTCGATGTTCAGTGTGCGCCGGATCGTCGCCTTGCGGAACAGCGACAACCACGCGAATGCACCCGTGCCGAAGCGCCACTCGCGCTCCTCGATGTTGGTGGACACCCCGATGCGCGCGCCGTCGTAGTCGACGATCTCGAATCGGGTCTTGACGAGACCTGCCTCGAACTCGCGGCGCCATTCCCACTGGGCGGATCGGACCTCTTTGCTCCTGGTTTCCCACAGGGTTTCGATGTGCTGGCCGGTTGGGCCGTACCAGCTGTGCCGGACGAACCGCCAGTTGCACCATGGCAAGAAATAGCACTTGCTTTTCGTTGTCGTGCTGTCGTGCGTCTGGGGGCCATAGTGCACATGCATGGCCCCGTCGCTGACGGTGAAGCCATACTCGCGTGGAAACACTTCGTCGTACCAATTGCGTCCCAGGCGCTCGATGGTGGCCGCGTCCCAGGCGACGTTGGAGTGCCGAATGCGAAAGTCCGGCAGCAGGCGCGGCAGTTCAATGATCAGCGTACTGCCGCAGGCTTGCAGCTTGAGGTTGCATCCTTTATTCCCGCTGCTCTCGTGATCGCCCCCTGAGTCCAGCATCAGCCCGAACGGGCGCCAGCCCTCGTTGTTGTGCCGGCTCCAGGTGAACGGGCCGAAGTGCTTGTCGTCGCCGCTGTAGCGGCGTTTGCGGCTCATCACTTCGACCCCACCGAATCAGCCAGAGCCTCTTCCGGCGTCTTCGGGCCGCCCCCAGGAAACGGCCAATCACCCTTCTGCGTCGGATCCTTGGCCAACTCCTTGGCTTGGCGCTCGGCCTGGTCGGCATCGGTGCCCAGGCCCTTGCCTTTGCCCTTGGCACCCTTGATCGGCGTGACCTTGCCGCTGTCGGCGGCGTCATCGATCTTGGTCTGCTTGCTGATGATCTCGGGCGCCGTCAGTTCGATGTCCAGGTCGTGCGACTTGAGCACGCCGAGCTCGCCCATCGTCTCCGCGTCGACGTCCGACGTGTAGAACACGACATGGAAATCGACCGCGCCGCCTTCCTTCGGGCTGATCTTCTTGACCGTGACGGTGCCGTCCTGCAGCTTGATGTCCGCGTGGCCGGTGGCGCCGACGTGGATGTGCAGCTTGCACCCGGTCTGCTCGTTGCCCTCTTTCGGGCTCAGGTCGCCGAGCATGACCGCGGCTTTCGTGAGCGAGGGGAATTCGCTGACGACTTCGACGCCGTCGAGCGTGGCCTGGGCTGCGGCGCCGCTGTTGCCCCTGGAGTAGAGGAAGGTCAGCAGGGCCTTGTCCAGCATCGCCAGGGCGCTGTTGGCCAGCGTGACCTTGAAGGCCAGGGCGACGGCCGGCACCACTTCGGTCTGGCCCATCTTGAGCGACTGGATGTCGATGTCGACCAAGGTGGCCTTGGTCTTGCGGGTGAGTTCGAAGCGCATGGGGTTCCTTTTGGTGGTGGTTGGTGGCGGGTCAGAAATTGCGATCGTCTTCGGGGAAATAGTCCTCACGCGACGACTCGCTGGTCAGCAGCGGCGCCGCCGGCGCGTCGCGCATTTCGTAGGCGTTCACCGGCGAGGACTGCAGGTAGTTCGCCAACTTGCGGGCAGTGGCCTCGGCCAGCGGCGTCATGCCGTACAGGGAGCCGGGCGCGAAATAGCGCGTGTGGGCCGCGATGTCGCCGACCTGGGGCACGTCGACGCGGATGAACGCGCACCCGCCGATGGTCTGTTCGGTCAGCTCACCGGCAATGCGCGTGCGCCCCATCAGTTCGAGCAGTCCCCAGGACTTGAATTGCTCCGTTGGTTGATCTGGCATGTTGATTTTTCCTTGGGCGGATGTAGGTGGTGGGTGGGGCGATCAGGCTGCGGTCGCTTCGCTTACTAGGCGCCAGGCCGGCTCAGCACCGGGGGAAACACTTCCGCCATGTGACCGCCCCGTAACTCAGTCGACGATTGCCCAGTCGTCAGCCAGCATGTCGGTCTGGCTGGCAAGCCATCCCGGCAACATTGCGCGGCGGCCGTGGGCATTGACCGTCCACATATCGATGTGCGGCAGGATCTCGCAAGCGTTGCACTCGGCTTCTGGCGTGCTCAGGGCCTTCGCGTAAGGCGTACCAGGATTCAGTTTTGCGAGTTCCGTGCCGGGTACCAGCAACAGCCACATACCCTTGCCGTTCCAGCCTGCGCGCGCGACCTTGAAGCCCTTCTTCAGTGCCTCGATGGCCAGGCCGAATGACAGGCCCGATGTCTCGCGATAGGCGTTGTCGAATTGCTCGGCCGGCGACCAGCTGATGTATCCGGCGTGGCGTGAGTCGTTCGGCTTGCCCCCGTCCAGATACTCGACCAGATAGCCTGGCGCGCCCTGGTCCTCGTTTGCGGGCGGCGCCCACCCACGATAGGCGTTGTAGTCTCCGCGCGTCAACGGCCTGGCGTTGATCATCTTGGTCCCGATGTAGGTCTTCATGGTGAATAGCCCTTTCGTGGCTGGTTGGGAAATGGGTGGGGCAACGCAACAGCGCGGTGATGGCTTTCGGCGCGGGATGCGCCTCTATCGCCTTTGGCCGGTCGTTGCCCCGTAAATCAGGCCGCGACCGGCTGCGCCTTCTTCGCGTCAGCGATCGCGAAATAGACCGCCATGCACGCCTTCACGTCGGCCATGGCGCTGTGGGCGTTCTCGAACGGCGCGCCGGTGAAGTGCGTGAATGCCTCCTGCAGGTTCGCGCTCTTGTGCTTGAAAAAGCCGGCCGCACGCATCTTGGCCGTGGGCGGCAACTTCATGATGGGCGTTGCCAGGCGCTGCGTGCACGCTGCCTTGACGCCCTTCCACAGCGCGCAGTCGCTCTCCGAATACCCGAACCGGTGCTGGGCGATGCGGATGATCCGGGCGTCGAACTGCTCGTTGTGCGCGATGCGCAGCTGCTGGCTCCACAGCGACAGGAACATGTCCAGCGCATCGGCCTCCGGGATGCCTTCGGCCAGGGCGCGTTCGGTCGTGATGCCATGGATGTCAGACACCTCCTTGGGGATGGTCCAGCCGTCGGGGCGGATGATGGTGTTCATCGAGCCCAGCTGCTCGCGCGTGTCCAGGTCAACCACGATGGCCGCCAGTTGCACGATGTGCGGTTGCCGGGGGTCCTCGCTGGGCTCGCTGAACAGGGGCAGGCCGGAAGTTTCCGTGTCGAAGAAGATTGCTTTGGGCATGGTTCGCTTTCAAGTAGTTGCAGGGGTGGGGGATCGGTATCAGGCCGCGCGTGCGGACATCGTCTGTTTCTGGAACACGCGCACGCCGGGCAGCTTGGTGTTCATGCCGGTGGCGCGGACCTGGGCGCGCAGCTTGATGCTGTCGGCCATCAACAACGTGATCAGCTCCGGGTGCTCGGCAACATGGCACACCAGCGCGTGCAGGTTCTCGATCACGAAGTCGACCGACTTGCTGGTGCTGATGCCCGACACGCGCGCCGGCGCCGAGACCTCGGCCGGCATGCTGACGACGGCAGCCGATACCGCCGTGGCCTGTGCTTGAGCCTGGGCCTGCTCGGCAGCTTGGGCTTGCTCGGCGGCCTGGGCCTGGGCGGTTGCCTGTGCCGCTTGCGCTGCAGCTGCTGCCTCGGCATCGCCCCGGGCTGCCGCCTCCTGTGCCTCGCGTTCGGCGCGCTGGGATTCTTCTGCTGCCCGCTGCGCCGCGGCTGCCGCCTCGCGGGCGACGCGTTCCTGCTCGCGCTGCTCGGCGGCCAGGCGCTCGCGCTCGATGCGCGCGGCTTCCTCGGCCTTGCGCCGGGCCTCATCGGCAATGCGCTGCTGCTCGGTGGTGTAGGTGAGCATGGCGCCTTTGAGCTGGCGCTCGGCGTCAACCAAGTATTGCGCCGGCGCGCGGAACAGATCGTTGACTGCCTTGACCGCCTGATTTAGTGGCCCGGTGATGCTGGTGCGCTGTTCCTCGACCTTCTTCTGCAGAGCCTTGACGCTGCGCAGGTCGACGGCTGCGACCTCGAGCATGTCATCGCTGTCGACCGTGAAGTCGGCCGCGTTGGACAGGGCGCGCTGCGCCTGCTGGCCGAGCACGATCGCGGCGGTGGCGTCGTACTGGATTGCGCCTTTGGCGGGCGCGCTGGTGGTTGTGACGGTATCAGGCATGAGAGATCTCCTTCAAGGTGATGCGGTGTTTGGCCGCGAACTGACGCAGGGTGACCAGCGACGCGAACGCCGCAAAGTCAGTGGGATCGGTGTATTGCTTGAGCTCATACCCATTCGGGTACAGGCGAACGGCGTAGCGGCGATACACGCCGGCCATGGATGGCTGACCGATGCCTTGGGCATGAGCGTGGGCATAGGCGGACAACTGCGGGCCCACGCTGGCATACAGGGCGGTACCCGACTTAATGTCCACGATTGCGGGAAACCCGTCGACGATGCCCTTGCGGTCCAACGTGCCGGCGTAGCGCAGGCTTGGGTGGTACACGCGCGACTCGATCAGCTCCCAGGCGCAGCCGTGTTCACGGCAGAACTTGCGCCACCCTGCCAAGTAGGGCATCAAGTTGGGATCGAGGGCGGACTCGTCCAGTTGCTTGAGGTCGTCCAGCTCGCAGGCCGCATGCACCGCGGTGCCGAATGCGCTGGCGCGGCGCAGCAAATCCGGGTCGACGTGATCCAGGTCCATCATCGGGCGCAGGATCTGTGTGACCGATGGCACCACCTGGCCGCCGTAGCGGTAGGTGTGCGTGTCTGCATCGAAGGTCAGCATGATGATCAGGCCGACGCCGGCAGCTGGTCCTTGATCGCGATGAATCCGTCTTTGGTCAGCCCGGCCAGGTCAGCGGGCAGGCCTTCGACGCCCGCGGCAATCACCAGTTCGGCCAGGTCCTTGCCGGCACTGCGCGCGCGGTTGATGATGAACTTGCGTTCGCCCTCGGTGGCCAGGGCCGCGGGGTCGGCTGATGCCGCGGCCGCGCGCTTGGGCTTGGCCTGGGTGACTTCCGGCTTTTGCTCCGCGTTTGGGGTGGTCTCGGTGCCGGATTCGGGGTTGTCGGCCGGGTCGATCGCCGGGGGCGGGGTGCGCTCGGGCTCGGTGGCCGCGTGGATTTCGCCGGTGTTCTGGTCGACAGTGGCAGGCTTTGCCTGAGGCGCCTTCACGATGGGTTTCCCCGGCTCGCCAGTGGGCTCCATTTCGAACCAGTCGCCCGGCAAACTCATGTCGTCGCGCAGGCTCGCGTAAATGCGCTTGAGCATGACCACTTGAGCCGGCTGTATCGCGTCCAGTCGGCGCTGGATTCGCTTCTCGATGTGCTCCTTTTGGATGCCCCACGGAGCGAAGGCTGCGACCATTTTCTGCATGGCCTCGGAACTGGTGTCGGCCGTCGTCTTGAGCGTGACGTCCACCTGCGTCATGGCGGCCTCGGTAACGTCGCCCGGGATCATCGCCAAGATGCATGCACGCACGCGGCGCTGCGCCTGGTTGGCGATCAACTCGTAGATGTCGCGCTCGTCGGTGAGCTTGTAGCCGCCCTTCTTGGTGTCGCGCCAGTGGCGAACGATGAACTGCAGCCGCTTGCTGCTGCGGCCTTCCAGGTCGACGCAGTAGGCCTCGACTTCGGAGAACGGCACACCGTCCGGGTCGGTGCCGCGGGCGAGTTCACGAAAGCCCTGTTCCATGTTCCCCCATTGCTGCGCGATCGCCTCGGCAGCGCGAATGCTCGGGCCGCTGATGTCGCTGCCACCGCGCGCGAATTGATATTCCGCTTTCTCGGCAAGGGTGGGGCGGGTGAAGGCATTGAGGATGCGGTCCATGGCGGCGACCACATCGCGAGGGAAGCGCTGCGCCATCAGGTATTTGGTTTGCGTCTCCGCGAGTTCGCGGGATTGGTTCTGACGTGCGCCGGCGGTCTCGACGACAGCAGTCTGGCGCTGGGTTGCGAACGGTGAATCAACAGTGGACATGGTTGTGCTTTCAGGGTTGGAAATCGTTGGTCACCAGACGATCGACATGGCGATCGCGGCGATAAAGGCGACGATGTACAGGGCTGCGTCCTGCACGCGGCGCGACTGCCACATGGACAGGCGGCGAAGGTTGGTGGGGCGACGCATGGCGTCATTCCTCCATGAGCCACTGAGCCGTGGCGAGGACGCAGTACAGGGCCGCATCGCGGCAGAGGGCGAGGGCAGAGTTCATGGCTTCTTTCCCCTCAGGTTGCCACTCACGATCGCCAGAATCGCGGCGATCAGGGCCAGCCAGAACACGGAGACCACGATGCCAACTTGCAGCGGCGATCCACTCCACCAGGACATGAGCCAGGACACGGCGGCGCTCATGGCATCACCCCGCCAGGAAAGCCGACACGCATCACGGTGCTGGCGTCGTACTGTCCGATCACCGCGCCGCCGGTGCGCCGGCTTGCTTCGTCGTCGGCCGCATCCAGTGCGGCAACACGATCAGCCTCGGCGATGTCCTGCAGCTGGTCCAGTGCTTGCTCGAGAACCGAGCGCATGCGGGCATCGATGCGGGCGTTGTCGCTCGTGATCAACGC